TCACATCGTCCGACAGGGTGCCGTTCGTAACCACCCATGCGCCAACCGGGACTGACTTGTTTTGGAAGTAGTACCAAGTCAGTTCCTCCGCCTCGCGCTGACCCATGACGGCCGGCAGGTTGCCGACCCACCTTGGCACACCTGCCGGTGCGTTGGGCCACGGGATCGGAAAGAACAGAATCTCGCGAGCCGGGTTGGCCTTGGGCTCCTTGGACGCCATCAGGTCCGCGGCCGACGTGACGACGCGCCCGCTGTCCGTCGTCTTGTCCGCGTACACGGCGCCGGTCCTGTCGGACACCAGACGCGGGTCGCCAAGTTCCTTGAAGTACACCTTGGCCCGGCCTTGGATCTGCACGTACCGCTGGAACGTGCGATACACCGCTACCTGCCGCGTGGCTACCGGAGACACGCGCCACGGCACATCCACAAGCACCGCGCAGTCCTGGTCATCCGCGACCGGCTGCACCGTGTGCCCCGGCAGGTAGGCCAGTCGCCGCAAGCCTCCCGTGCTGTCCCGACCGACCTCCCACGCTCCGTGACCGATGGCCTCGCGGTCCCATGCCGCCCGCCTGCGCAGTTCGTCGAACGGCATCTCCTGGCATGCCTGCTCGAACCACAGACGCGCGCGCAACTGCTGGAACGGGATAGCCGCCCGCAGGTCTTCAACGCGCTCCCGGATCTCGGCGTCCGTGACGGGCTCCGTGGCTGCCGTGTCTGCATCTGCAATCGCTTGCTCGTCGTCGCCTGCCTCGGCCACCGCAAACTCGTAGTCCGCCACACGCTCGGCCTCCATGTGGGCCTTGACGCGCTCCTCCAGGTCCTCGGCATCGAGATCCACGACAGGCCGCAATCTGAACCCGAACCCGTGCACGCCCGCGACCATCGCGTCGATGGCAGGCCGCAAAATGCTTGACCCCTCGACAAGCGCCAGCAGCGTCTCCGCCCTGTACTTTGGTTTCGCCGCACGCGCCGCCTGCCACGCCTCGCGGCTACCCTGTACCGCCTGAAGACCCGCCGTGGTGCCGATAGACTCTCCGACCGCCGCCTCGGCCTTCGCCATCAGTGCGTCGGTTCGTGTGCACTCGTCCTCGCCGCAGGCCAGCTTGGCGTCCTCGTGGTGTTCGTCCGTCATGTCGGTGTATCTCCGTGTGCCCGTGTCCCAGGGCGCTGTCACAGCAGCGTGACCGTCGCGTCCAGCGTACCCTCTCCGGGGCGGTCGGTGTCAAGTACGAGGCGCTGGGCCGCGTGAATCGCCTGTGATAGCGCGTCTACAAGATCGTCGTGCTTGCCCAGCGGGAAGTCCAGCAGTTCCCCGACGAGCGACCCGCGGGCCGGGCGAAACCGCGGATCGTCCGGGTCCAAGTGCGCGGCAAACCACACCTCACCGCGCTCCAGATACGGCGTCACAGATTCCAGCCGCAACGCCTTCGAGATCCGCGGCTTGATCCGCTCCACCTCGCCCACGAGCTCGGGGTGGTCGTGCTCCACCCAATCTGCCAGGTCGGCTCCGATGTCTTCTATCTGGATGCGGAACGGGCGGAACCTCTGGCGTTGCCCCCATACCCAGTCGGATTGCTCCGCGCGGGTTGCCCTCCTGTGCTGCGCGTCGAGCACAAACATGTGCCCCGTTGGTGGGTGCACGGCCAGCAGCACCTCGGCGGTGTAGTCCGCGTCCGGCCCCTGTGACTTGGCCGTGTCGTAGCTGTCCAATAAAATCAACTCGTTCAGCGGCGGCATGTCGTCCAGTTCCATGTACCGGATCCACGCCTCGCGCACCACCGCCTCGCTGTCATCCTGGCACCTGTTCCAGTATCCGCGCGAGAACGCCGCCGTCCCAATTGTGCGGTGTCTCTCCGCTAGGGCATCGGCCGGCCACCGCTCGGGCCACAGCGACTCGTAGGCGTCACCTACGGCGTAGAACAGGTGCGCCCATTCACGGTTCTTCTGTAACTCGTGGTTCAGGTCGTCCTTGTGCCAGAGGGTAGCGATGGCCACCGCCCGGCTGCGCGGGTCCAACAGGTTCATCCAGTCGTCGTAAAACGATACCTTGACCCGCTCGCGCGCCGCCCCCTGGAGAAGGGCGTTGCGCTTGCCCACCACGTCGTCCGCGATCATCAGGTCCACACGGGAACCCGTGGCGCCTGACATAATCCCCTTCGCCTCGATGCTGGGCTCGGGATCGATCATGTTGCGCTCTACGGTGAGTTTCGTCGCCGCCCACGCCTCGCGAGGGTCCGGCTTGAGCGATGGGAAAACATCCTGCACTCGCGGGTTGTGCGCGATGTGTCGACGGATAGCACGCAATCGTTTTCCCGCAAGCTCGTCGTCCTCGCACACGATCTTGATTCGCTTGTTGTGATCCCGGCCAAGCTCCCAGATTGGCAATGCTACAGCAGCGAGCGAGCTTTTCCCGTGGCTTCTCGGGGCGATGATTTGCACGCGCTTCTTCGACGTGATCGCCGCGATCCACTCCTCCTGAAACCACTGCACGGCGAACGGCGCGTGGCTCTTCGCATCCCGCATCGCGTACTCCAGGAACGCGCCGAAGTCCTCGCGAGCCCGGCGGACGCACACCTGTCGGAACAATGCCATCCGCTGCGCGCGGTGCTTCGCAGACTCGCTCGCCACCAGCCCGCCGGCAGGAAGCGCCGGGATGTGCCGCACTGGCGGGCGGTAGGACGGATGGAGGGGGCCGAGGTCTGCTGGCATCGGAAAGGTTCAGACGGTGAATTGCTCGCCGCAAACTGGACAGGTCACAGAACGCGGCGTCTTATCGCCGTGTCCGTCTTCGTTTGAACCGCTGCCTTCGTCTCCCATCTCAGAAGGCGGCGCCGCGGTCATCAACTCTTCGAGGGCTTCCTCATCGTACCCCGTCATCGACAGGTCTACGTCCCCGGTGTCGAGGTCGAGCAACACGTCCCGCAGCATCCCGCGATCCATCTCTGCCAGCTCGGCCAGCCGGTTGTCCGCTAGCAGGTCCGCCAACTCGGTGGCCTCGTCCGGGTAGTCCTGCATGTCTACGGGGACCTGCGCCCACCCGGCGTGCTGTGCGGCGAGCAGGCGGCCGTGTCCGCGCACTACCATTCCCGAGCGCGTAGACACCGTGATCGGCGCCCTCCACCCGCTGGCGGCGATCACGCGAGCCAGCAGCTCGATCTGTGCCGGCGGGTGCGTGTTCGGGTTTCGCGGGTTTGGGTTGACCTGCGTCACATCTGCGAGGGCGTCGTGCGCGCAGAGCACCGGCACGCCGTCTGAAGTGCGGACGATTTCCTCTTCTGTCTTGGTACGCTTTGGCATGTGCGGTATCTCCCTCGGCTGCCAAGAGAATACCGCGCGGCGGAAGTGCCGTCAAGCGGGCTGGATTATGCGAGCAGTTTGCCGTCCAGGGCGTACTCGCGGCCGAATGCCTCGGACACGGTGTTCGGCGCGTCGGCCGGTGACAACGTGACGAGCACCCGCGCGCTGGGCCGGCGCGTCTCGGCGCCGCACTCCTCGCACCTTGCGACATGGACGCGGGGCTCCACCTCGTACCGGATCGCCAGGCCGCAGGACTCAGCCGCGGCAGCGCGCTCCGCCTGCTCGTGCTCGGCGTCGGCCTGGATGCGCAGCAGCACGGCGAACGGCTCGCGGTCCAGGGTCACATCCTCGCGCTCCGTCTCGAACTCCACGGACGCGGCGTACCCGCAGCAGTCGTCGTCGTGGGTCACGGAGTTGGAGTGCAGGCGCTCGTATCGCGCCGCGCCGGCGAACCGTCCCCGGCTCAGCGCCCAGCCGCGCAGGGCTCCCAACTGGTCGTCCTCGTGCATGAACCCGGCCTCGTACCGCGGCAGATCGTGAGCGTCGAGCACATCGCGACGCAGCAGCTTGTCCAGGCCGGCGTCCAGTGCCTCGCGCGCCGCGTCACGCACCGCCTGGGCCTCCTCGCGCCTCGCCTTATCCCGGGCCGCCGCTTCGCGCTTGTCAGCCTTCACCTGGGCCACGTGCGCCGCGATGCGATCCCACGCCGCCGGCATGGAGCGGAACGCCTCGGGGTGCAGACCCGGCAGGTCGTCGTGATTGGGGAAG